ATACTTACAGTGATCCTGCTTCACTGTACCCTTCTTTAGTACAGAATCAAAGTGGTGGCAGTGGCCCACTATACATGGCTAGTGTCATTGTGCAGCTTGCCAAAAGAAATGACAAACAAGATGCAAATAATGAAGATGATGCTATTCTTCCAGAAGCAAAAAATTATAGTGGGGCAACATTGCGCGCACTAACAGTAAAAAATCGCTTTGTGCCTCCATTCCTAGAAGCAAGCATACAGTTGAATTATTTAACTGGCTTGGACAAGTATAGTGGTTTGTTGGAAATGGCAGTGAATCATGGTCTTATAATTCAAACCGGTGCTACATACCAAAAACCTGATGGCACTAAGCTGGGTTATGCAAAGAACTTTACCAAGGATTCGAAATTCTATGAAGAGTTAATCCCGCTTCTTGATAAGAAGCTAGAGGCTGCATACAGGTATGGTAATACTAGTAATGATGCAGCAGAGCCTACCAAGAGTACAAAAGATAAACCGTCAAAAGAAGACGTGTGAAGATAGGATTTAATTGTAGTTCTTTTGACTTGTTGCATGCTGGACATGTAACTATGTTGAAAATGGAGAAGCAGCATTGTGATCATTTGATTGCTGCTCTGCAAATAGATCCAACAATTGATAGACCTGGCATTAAGAATAGACCTGTGCAAAGCGCTTACGAGCGATTTGTACAATTACAAGCGTGCCGATATATTGATGAAATAATTGTATATGAAACAGAGTTTGATTTGCTTCAACTTCTCAAAACACAAACTATTCATATTCGGTTTCTAAGCGAAGAATATAGGGATCGTGACTTTACCGGAAAACAATATTGTCTTGAACATGGTATTGAGTTATTCTATCATAAAAGACAGCATGTTTACTCTTCGAGTGAATTAAGAGCACGCACAGCCAAGTTTGAGAATATAAAGGATGCACAAGACACTGTAATAATTCCGCAATATTCATCAGAACTTACAACATTATCACATGAGCCAAAATAAAATTGTAGTTCCAATAAGTGGTGGGATGGATAGTACTGTCTTGCTGTACAAGGCAGTTGAAGAGGTTGGACATGAAAATGTATTTCCTATAGCTTATAACTATGGGCAAAGACATCATAGAGAATTGGAATTAGCGGCCTGGCATGCTTATGAATTAAGATGTCAGTGGTTCAAAATGATAAATGTGCAGTTCATTAAAGACCTGGCACCAGTTAGCAGTTTAACAAACAACCGTATACCTACACCGGACATAAGAGAGATTGCAGGTGAGGCTCAACCCAAGTCTTATGTACCCAATCGCAACATGACCTTTCTGAGTATTGCAGCTTCCTATGCTGAAGCTGTAGGCGCTCAAAAAATCTATCATGGTGCCACAGGCGTTGATAGTCTGGCTGGTTATTGGGATGCCAGTCCAGAATTTATACCCTGCATTAACAGTGTGTTAGCTTTGAACAGGGAAAATCACATTGAAATTGCAGCGCCTTTAATCAAGATGAATAAAGCAGATATTATACTTGAAGGTATAAGATTAAAAGTTAAATTCAGTAAAACTTATACATGCTACAGCGGTGAAGAAAAAGCAGATGCTAATTCGGCGAGCAGTGCTTTAAGGATAAAGGGATTTGCAAATGCTGGTTACATTGATCCTCAGCCATACAAGCAAGACTTAGCAAGTGTTTGGACAAAATATAATTGTAGAAAAATAGAGTACGATACGTATAATAGTTAAATGTGTGGCATCTTTGGGTCTACAGATAAGGAGAGGTTCTTAACTTTATATGAGCTAAACAAGCAGAGAGGTACGTTTGCTACTTCGGTTAGCTTAGTGTTAGAGAACGGGGATTTGCCTGTTATTAAGTGGGAAGGATCACCTACAGTCAAAGCTGTATTAAATCAAATAAAATCTATTGAAAAGACTAAGAAGATTAGTTCATATCTAGGACATACTCAAGCACCAACATCAGCAAAGCGCAAATATGATAGGGTTACCTCGCACCCATTTAATGAGGATGGGTGGACAGTAGCTCATAATGGTGTACTGTCTAATTTCGATGATTTGAAAGAAAATCTAGCTACAAAGTGGGAAAATCCTGTAGACTCAAGTATTATACCGCACACAATAAATGTTTTTTCTAAAGATGGCAACCCTGGACTTGTAGCAGTGACGAGGAGCTTGAGTTTACTGGAAGGTACTTTTGGACTGTGGTTATATCATTCCGATGATTCATGCATCTATATAGCGCGCTGCGGCAGTATCTTATTTGCAAATCTTCTTAATAATGATTTCAGTAGTATCAAGTTTAAAGGCAGTGAGACACTAGAAGAAGGTATTGTTTATCAGGTGACACGAGAAGGCTTAACAACTGTGGGTCAATTTGATTTCGATAGTCCGTTTTTTACTTAGTAGGATATTGCTGTCTTATCGAATGCATCACCACCGCGACCTCTGCGAGTGAACCCCAACTCTCTTGCTACAGATCCAACATCATCTGCTTCTGGGTATTCATCCACTGTCTCCACCTCACCAGATCCTTCACCTTCTGCAGCTTGTTTCTCCACTTGTTTCTCCTTTAAAATGCCAGCTTCTTTGAGAGAATCTAGCAAATCAAAAGATTTAATTTTAAGAGGATCAATGCCAGGTTGATCATTATATTCGCTTATTGCAGTTTTAAGTACACTCAGAATTTCTTTTTCCGGGACATCTTCATCAGGCAAACTATTTACTAATGATTTTATTGCACGGTCTGAAAGCTTTACTGATTTGTCTATTTCATACACAGTTTCTGTTGGCGCTGGTGCCGATGGCATTGTTGGTGTTGAAGAAACTTCTTTATTCTCTAATCCTGCCGCAACTGCCCGTTTAATAACCTCAGGCCGTGCCACTGTGCCGCCAGTTGCTCCATCTTTTGTTATTATGTTAGAAAGATTTTTTATTATTCTTGCTGTGTAGGTGGCCTCTGTTTTACCTGAGCCCAGCTCCTGTTGCACAAGAGCTATCAAGTCATTCCTAAGCTTCATCTCATTTCCTGGATAATACAAGGTATATTCCACGCCATCCACTGTGTGAGGCTCTGGCTTGAATAGTGTTGCTTGTATTTTCTTTAGAATATTATTTGCAATTTCAGCTTTAGACTTGCCTTCTTTTGCAGCTTTTTTACCTATTCCATAACCACCACCAGGTGCTGATTCTATATCACCAGTGTATGCTAAGTCACCTGAAGCATATGAGGGTGGTGCTTCATTAATAATGCGGTGTTGTTGATAGGCTTCAAAAATTAACTTTGCGTCTTTGTCCATAAATGCTTGATTATTTATGGCTTACACATATAATTTATTAGTGAAAAAAATAGGTATATTTGCTATCAGTCCATTGTCTTCTGATTGTCTTCTAGAAAAGAGTGTTCAGCATTATAAGGATATAGATTTTCATATCAAATATAATAACAAAACTATCGGCTTATGTGAATACTACAATTCTATTATTAACAACGAAAAAACTTATGATATATTGATTTTTTGTCACCATGATGTTTCTTTAGATTATTGCAATTTGAGATTGCAGGTAGAAGAGGGGTTAAAATATTTTGACGTTATTGGTGTTGCTGGTTGTCGCGAGCCCAGAGTAGCAGAGAAAAATCTTTGGCATTGGATGTCTAGTAAGCAACATCAAAGAGGTTTTGCTGCACATCCCATATCACTTGGTTCCAAAGAATTATTTGTCACTGCATTTGGACCCACTCCAGACCGTGTTGCAGTTTTGGATGGTGTCTTCCTGGCTCTTGATGCTAGAAAGATTCGCGGCTCCAAGGCTAGATTTGATGAACAGTTCTTGTGGCATCATTATGATATTGACTTCAGCTTGACTTGTAATAAAAATAAGATTAAACTGGGTGTGTGGCCTGTATTTATAAATCACCAAAGCCCTGGATTATTAGATGTGAATAATGTAGAATGGAACAGAAGCAATAAAGCGTTTATAGAAAAATGGACAAAACAGGCGTAAAAGATAAAAGTTTAGATCTAGATTTTTACGAGACAGTCATTCTTTATAACTGTCTTTTAGATGCTGGCTACCTATCTGCCATCATAGACCATCTTGAAGTTAAGTTCTTTAAGAATAGAGACACGCAAAGTGTTATTAAGATTATTTTAGAATTCTTTAATAAACACGGTACCGTTCCTACTAATACAGAAATAAAAGCATATCTAACAACAGATGAGCTCAAGGAGAGTTTCAAGCGTGTAGTTGGTTCGTTTGTTGATCTTGATAAAAAGTTTGAAAAGGCAGAATTAGCAGAGAATACAGAACTCTTTATAAAGGAGAAGGGGGTATTCAATACTTTGTTGGACGCAGCTGAGAAGCTAGACAATAAGAAACTTAATACCTCGGAGCTATTGCAGAAGATTGAAAAGGCGGTCAGTATAAACCTCTCTCAAAAAATGGGGTTAGACCTCTTCAAGGACATAGATGCTTTTATTGAGGAACTAAATAGAGAGGAGCCCTGCTTAAGAACAGGTTGGAAATGGCTTGATCATAAATTAGGAGGCGGGTTTGCAGAGAATGGTAGGTCATTATATGTATTTGCTGGTGAGACTAATGTAGGTAAGAGTATATTTCTTGGAAATATTGCAAGCAGTGTAGCATTGTTGGGTAAGAATGTTTTGCTTGTGACTCTTGAAATGAGCGAGATGATGTATGCGCGTCGATTATCTTCATCGATTACTAGTATTCCGCTGTCACACTTAAAACAGGACAGTCAGCTATTAAAAGAATCAATGAATCAAATACTTCTAAGCAAGAAGCCAAAGATTATTATCAAGGAATTTCCACCATCAACTCTAACACCACATCAATTGAAAGCTTTTGCAAAAAAGCTTATTCAAAAAAATATTAAAATAGATTTAATTGTTTTGGATTACTTGAATCTTCTGCACAGCCCAGTTGGAAGCAATAGCTATGAGCGTGTGTTATACAGCGCCCAGCAAGTCAGAGCTATAAGCTATGAATTAAACTGTCCAATAGTATCAGCAACGCAACTTAATCGATCTGGATTTAATATTGATAATCCTGGACTAGAGACAATATCTGAAAGTATTGGTCTTGCTACTACTGCTGATGCAATTATTTCCATATGGCAAAAGGAAGAAGATAAAGAACTGGGCATAATCAATCTTGGCATGTCAAAGAATCGATTCGGGCCCAACTTTGGTAGTATTGCTTTGAAGGTAGATTACAATACCCTGACTATAACTGAAGATGATACAATTAATGAGAGTGAAGAAGCAATGCAATTTTCAAAGTCATTGACTTCGCTAGTAGAGGATGAATGAACACAGAACTTGTAATTACTCACACAGATTTAGATGGTGCTGCGTCCTACTGTGTTGTATGCTGGGCCCATGGCACTAGATTGCCAGTCAAACCTCTCACCACAGCAGATTTTGCTTCTTTCTGGAAAAATTCAATACTAAAAAATATTGATAAATTCAAAAATATATATATTTGTGATATCTGTCCAGAAGATAGTGAATTATTATACGATTTTCCCAACGTAACTATTATAGATCACCATGCAACAACTATAGAAAGAAAGCATAAATTTACCAGAGCTACAGTAGTAGCGCAAGAGGCACCTAGCACTTGCTACCTAGCCTATAAACACTTTAAATTAAAACTAAATGACAATAAAAAGCTTCTGCTATCACTGGCAAACGATTATGATAGCTATGAGCATAAATCGCCTAAATCCAAACTGTTAAACTATTTATTTTGGAGTTATCAAGGTGATAGAGTTTCAAAATTTTATGAAGAATTTCAGAATGGGTTTACAGGATTTAATTCTTTTCAGAAGAATATAATAAAATTTTATTTGAAGCGATTAGCGGAAACTCTTAGAAGTCTGAAAGCTTACAAAGGATAGGTTGAACAGAACAATCGCAAGTATTCGATTTGTAGCACTTTTGCAGAGTTTGCAATCAATGATATAGCTGATCACATCTTGTCTGTGAGTAATTCGGACATAGCTGTAGTTGTAAATATGAAAAGCGGCAAAGTAAGCTTCAGAAAACGCAAAGGATGTGAGTGTGATCTCAATATTTTAGCTAAAAATTTAGCAGATGGTGGAGGACATGCAGATGCGTCGGGTGGCATTCTTAGTGATACGTTCATAAATTTCAGTAAAGCCTTGCTACCAAATGAATTTTAATAACATCAACAGACAGGAAACTGATCATTTGTTCAGGTCATTTTGTAGCTATGTATGTATCGCTTTTAGTAAGAAATATAATTTAGCAAACATTCTCTTGTTGTATCTGCAAAATACAGGTGTAAAAAACTTGTTTAAGAGTATGCTAGAGGTTGATAATGATGTTTCAGCTGTTAGAATATTCTTAGAGTTTGATCCATCATTGTGTAAGAGCAAATACATAATGAAGTATATTAATTCTAAGAAATGATTTCAGAGAAAATAATATATAATGTTTTTTTAAAGACTTCCCGCTCTAAGAGCGGTTTACCATACAGGCTTAGAAAACAGTGGCATGGTTTTGAAGATTCCCCTCAGTATGCCCAGGTACTCAAATTAAGAAACTTTTTTGAGAGAAATAGAAGTGTTGATGTTGCTGAATTCTTCGAAGCACCATACACCATATACCCAGGTGAAAGTGGCTTTGATTTAGATTTCTTTTCTTCACAGAAAGCCATTAAAGTTTACACCCTTTCACTGAAAAAGAAAATGCTACTTGATGCAGATGATAGTTATCACCTGCAATGCATTGTCAGGGGGTTAAAATTCATTCAATCTTATTGTCACAAAAAAGCATTGAGTTTGGATCAATACTTAAAACAACGTGAAGCCGTTCAGAGCGAGTTCATTGTGCATCTAAAAGAAAGACGAATTAGTATCTATAATTTATTTGCATTTATAGAGTTTGACAAGCACCTGAGGCAGCATGATCCGGATTTATTAAGATTCACCCTGGGGGATTTGTATGATGGTATTCCAATTCTAAGGACAAAATACTTGAATAGTAAGATTGCAAAAAAAGTTGCCGAGACAGGTCTCAAGAAAATAGAACAAAATCTAAAAGAAAGCTCTTGATTTCCTGGAGATATATATTAATATTAACAATATGAGTAATGTAATAACAAGTTCAATGTTCGAGAGCATCAAAAGTGCCCTCGTTAAAAATAATACGCAATCTAAAAACAAAGATATTCTTAAAGTTGAAGTGGGTAATACGTATACTGTACGGCTACTACCCAATGTTAAGAATCCTGAGAAAACCTTTTTTCACTATTATACTTTTGGTTGGACAAGTCTTTGCACTGGTCAATACGTGGCCGCTGTAAGTCCGTCATCTTTTGGTGCAAAAGACCCTATTGCTGAAACTCGCTACAGGCTATTAAAGAATGGCACTGATGAGGAGAAGAACAAGGCTAAGAGCATCATTCGCTCAGAGAAATGGTTAGTGAATGCTTATGTTGTCAATGACCCGGTCACTCCCGAGAACAATGGTAAAATCATGGTGCTTCGGTACGGTAAGCAA